GGTGATTGCTTTTACGGTAAATCCTGTGCTTGTTGTTGCTGCAGGTGTAGCTAGAATACGAATATCATTTCCTGATATATCTACATCAAACGTAGCTAGTGCTGATGCTGTATTTACTTGTGCGTATTCTGTAGACACTGCTGTAGTACCGTTATGTGTAATTACAATCTCTGAGATACTACGATTAGTACCATCGTCTGCTGTAATTACTGCCTTGATGCCATCAAAGCTTGCTTTAGCATACTCTGCTATAGATACCTGTGTGGTAGCTGAAGTTGTATGCGTCTGTGTATTGAATGCTTCTACTACAGCGTTAACCCATGCAGAGCCATTCCACTGTAAAAACTGTCCTGTTTGAACAGAAGAGATAGTAACGTTACCAAGAGAGTTCAGGGTTGTTGGGTTAGGGACAGCAGCGTTTACCCAAGCTGAACCACTCCACTTCAGGAAGTCACCTGTATTAGCACTTGTTATAGTAACATTAGAAATATCATTCAATGCATTAATAGTTGGTATAGTATCATTTACCCAAGCTGAACCACTCCACTTCAAAAACTGTCCTGTTTGAATGGAAGTAATTGTAACATTAGAAATATCACTAAGTGTGTTAATGCTTGGTATAGACTCAGCTTGCCATCCATTAGTTGTGTCAAATGTAAGTACTTGACCATCTGATGGATTCATTGCTGTGTAAACATTACTTAAAGTATTTATTGTAGTAGGTACTGCACTTTCTTTAGCTAGAGGTATACCGCCTTGTGTAGAACCATCATGTACAACTACTGTGTTCTTAGTTGTATCAACGGTTAATTCGCCAGCAGCACCAGTGAATGAGGAATGCTCAGATGTAGTACCTCTACGTCTTTGTATTTGAGTAGTCATTATAAAGCTCCGTAATCTGCTGTTGACGTAGGTGAAGAGTTAATAAAGCCATAATCACCTACAGTAGCACTAACAACACTTGCTAGTGATTGTAAAGATGAAAATGACGCTGCAGCTTTTGTTGCATAGTGTAATGCAGAAAAACCAGTAGTAGACCCATCAGCAAGTGTAAACTGACTGTCTACTGCATTGATAGCAAGCTTCTGTGCATCTGCTGCACTACTTGATGCTGCTGTCGCTGACCCCAAAATACCATCTACATACGTTTTTGTAGTGAGATCAGAACCTGTTGTGGGTGCAGCAGCACCAGTAATCTTGCTGCCACCCATAGCTATTGGACCTGACATTGTACCACCTGCTAGTGGTAACTTGGTTGCAATGCTATTTGTTAAAGTTGTATATACATTGTTGTCATCATTGATAGCTGCAGCAATCTCGTCTAGAGTGTCTAGGGTACCAGGTGCACCAGCAATCAAGTTAGCTATAGATGTATCTACATAATTTTTCGTTGCAGCTTGTTGTGCACTAGAAGGATCAGTAACGTTATTAAGAGTTGTGTTAGTAAAGTCTGCAGTACCGTTAACAGTGATGTTACCACCAATATTGACGTTACCTGTAGTTGTTACACTATCTATGTAAGAATCTTTCCAGTAAGCTGATCCGCTACCTAAGTCAAACGAACTATCTGCTGTAGGTATAAGTGCTGTATTGATCTTAGCGTTGACAGCTACAGTGTCACTATTAGCACTACCTATTATTGTGTTACCGTCTATTGTAACATTACTGTCAAACTTAGCGTTACCAGTTACGTCTAGTGTACCTGCAAAGTCAGCGTTAGCACCTGTAAAAGATACGGCTGTAGTTGTACCACTCTTAAGTACTAAGTTACCAGAGTTATTATTTAGTACAGCGTAAGTAGTACCAGCGTCCTTAAGACTTACATTCCCACCATCTGCATCTAATATAATATCTGCTGCTACATCGAATGTCAGGTTTCCTGCTGAAACAACATAATCATTATTAGTAATGGTGGTGTAATCATTATCGCCTACACTTAATGTGTCAGCATATACTGTACCATCAAAGTAAGCATTCTTAAACTCTTGTGTAGATGTACCTAAGTCAATATCATTATCTGTTATAGGTTTAACTATACCATCTTCAAATCTGACTTGCTCTGTTGCTGTACTTGATACTTCGACAAACACACCAAAGCGATTGTTAACTGTGTCTACTTGTATTTTATTCTTCGCATCTAGGTCAGCAATCAGAGGTACATAAGAACCTTCATCAGATGTACCATCATGCTTGTGGCCTGTTGTGCCTGTAGTGCTGTGTGCAAATGCGTCACGTAACTTATCATACTCAGCGTTTATGGGCGCTGCCCTGACAACGGCTGTAGGTACAATATCAGCTACGGATTGGCGTGTGTAACCTGACATATTTTATCTCCTGTCTCCAAGGCCATAAGTAATAGTCACAGCTTGGATAGTATGGCTTGGATTTTTACTATTAGTAACATACCTAATTGATATTGATTTAGCAGAACCAACAATACTACTTGACTCTACTGGCGAAGGGTTTCCATCATAAATGTCTGTTGCATCAAACGTAGCGGTATCATAGAAAGAAGCTGCACCTTTTGTTGACAACGTATAATCTGAAGATACCTGAGTATCTGGATTACTATAGTCGTACTCTACTGCCATGACAACCGTAACTTCTCCTTCAGACCTCATATAAGTATCTACATCATAAAAAGTCTTTCTTAAGCCAGGATCATCCATGTAATAAAACGGAGTTTGCATTAAACTAAATATGTTACTACCGTTAAAGTCTGTGCCTGTTTCTTGTCTATACACAAGTCCTTCTGAATCACCGTGTATGACAAACTCCTCGTCTCCTAAATAACCACTTGAAGCAGTCTTTACATCAAGACCTACAAGTTGGCTGTACTCGAATCCTGCTCCACCTACACCGCTTCTACGTATAGCTCCTAGTATACCTAGCGATTCTTGATCAGCAAAAAACATTCTAAACTGAGACTTCTTTTTTACTACTACGGCTGTAAGAGTAGCTAGATCTTCTTGTGCAGTATAAGTCTCAAAGATAGACTGAATAGGTTTTGATAAAGTTGCTAACTCAATATCACCTATACGATCTGTACCTGTGATTGGGCGTACACCATCAGGTGCTAAAAACAATACATCACCGTTAAACTCTATGACTGTATCTGGAGCTACACAACCTAAGTTAGATGTGACAGTCTGTAGTTCAAAGTTAGCTATATTAGTTCCAACTAACCTTTTTATATTATTTGCACCAAAGATAAATAGCTGATCACGAAAAGCTTTTATCTGTATTACCTTAAAGCCTACGTTTATAACTCCAGCACCATTAGCAGGTGTCCAATCTGTTTCATTTACAGGAGCACTAAAGTATAGATTGAAAGGCTCTGTGCTGTCTCCTGCTAAAAACAAATGATTGTTAAATGCTGCAGCTAAACTTGGTTTAGAAGGTACTTCACCTGAAGTTAGTTGTGTGTAAGTTGTGCCATCCCAAGTAGCTGCAGGATTAACACCGTCAACAAGTACAAACTTAGGAGCACCCCAATTAAAGTTTTCAAATCTTACTTTACTTACTGTAGTGGTATTAGGTGAACCTGAAGTAGTAATCTCTTGCCAACCTAATACAACAGGAGCACTTGTTACTGTGGAAGCAGTGGTAGATAGTGCACCAGTTATAACATTACCTACACTAAATACTGCGCTGGGTAGTTTACCAAAGTTTAAAACTATTGCGTTAGAAGTCTTTGATATAACAGTGGCAGAGATAGGCACTACAGTATTATCTGATGCGCTAACTACTGCAGTGATGGTTTCTCCTACAGTAAAGTTAGTACCTGTTCCTGAAGTAACTGCTACTGTGTAATAATGATTGTACCAATGAAAGTAGTTGTTACCTGTAGTAGGTCTTCTACATCCAAATATACCTTGATTTATATCTGCTGCTACATGTACACCTAAGACAGGCGAATTAGCTAAACCTGTAAGCTCACCATAAGAATTAGAAAAACCACTTATTCTTCTGTACCCACCATTCAAGGCAGGTTCATAGTTTATCATTCTTATAGCACTACCAGAACCTTGTCCTCCTTGAGTGAGAGGATCTTGATTCAGTACTAATCCACCTTGACAGGCGGCTGCAAATGTACGCAGATTATCTGCCATTACTTAGTGCCTGTATTAGTATTGAAATACTTTCCTGAAAGAACTGTAGATGTTACATACATAGGAGAGTCTAGCAATATCCTTCTCATTGCGTCTATACCATCCTCAAACTTCTGTTGATGTATAGCACCGCCTTGTTCGTTAGCTCTAAATCTCATCAAGTACATTACTGCACCGTCTATAATAACATTATTAAATCTATCAGGTATTATACTTGTATCATTAAAATTAACTAAATCATTAGGAAAATACCAATAGCGATACTCTATTTCGTATGCATCATCTGGTAGTGGCGTAACGCCAAACTTAGTGTCTTGTGTTTGATATATTATAGAAGGTGTAGATTGTCCACTTGTGCCACCAGTATCTTCGGAGCTACGATATAACCTAATATAATCATTGAAACTAATTACAGGTAATCTTTCAGGGTCATTACCTTTGCTTGATAATCGTTTAATATAAAATGTATCCCAATCAACTTTAGAAAAGTCATTAGGAAAACTATATGTACCTGTACCTGCAACAAGGGTCTGTACATAGGTAATTAGAGTAAAAGGCCACTCTTGAGATGTTTGTAGTATTTCACGTATACTAGCATTTACAGCATCTTTAGCTAATGCTTGAAGGTTACGTACATCAGAAAAGCCATTGCCACCTGTGTCTAACTGTACTTCGTTTACTCTGCGAAGTACCTCATTTACAAGATTTACATACGTAGCCATAACGTTATCCTACTGTTAGATACGCTGAAGGGCAAGCTTGACAAAGCTCGCCCGACAGTCTATTTAGTATTAAGCAGCGTTGTAGATAGCTGACACCAATGCTTGTGGACGGAGAATTTTCCTTCCATATAGGTGCATACCACGTACAATGTCTGCAAATGAGTCTGGATCACGGTAGTTTTCAACTTTGTTGATCTGCTCTGCAGAAGCAACCGCATCTTCCTGACCTGCTAAGATAACACCGTAGTGATCATCTTGTGCAGATGCGCCAGATGTACCTGCACCTGTACCTTTAGCAGGTAGGTTGTTAGATACATAAACTCTGAAGCCATGCAAGTTGTTAACAGCTAGTCCGTTTTGTAGACCTGCGCCACCGAAGTCAGAATTTAATAGACGTGAATCTTCGTCTTTTAATATTTCCATGAACACAGGGTCAACAACAAGCCATCTGCCTCGTGAGTCAACGTTTGCTACATCCATCTGACGAGCCATACGTGCAATCACAGTCAACGGAGATGTCACAGATGTTGACAACGCTGTTGCACCTGGAA